GCCGTACCCGCAGTGCTTCCAGACCGCCAGAAGAACCTATTAAACGTCGTCCACAACGTCTGTGATTTCGTCGTTTTCGGTGCTTCCGTCCGGGTCAATCTCAAATTCACCCGTTAGCTTCTGTTTATTCAATTCAAGTTGCTTCTCTGCAAGCTGCAAGCGTCTGTCCTCTAACTCATACGCCTTGATACTATCCAGCTGCTTGATGATACGCCCATGCAGCTTGTTTAGTTCGGCTTCCACTTTCATTGCCCGTTCAAATGGGCTGGACTTAATGACAGACTTCATGGCTGTTTTATATGTTTCTGTCTTGCTTCCCTCTGGGTCTGCGCACTGCTGGTGTTCCATGCCGCAGTCCTCTTCCTGCTGTCTTTCCTCCATGCTCTTTGGTACAATCATGTGTACTATTTTATCTGTGTAAAAGCCGCCTGCTTCTGGGCTTTCATACTCTTTCAATAGGCTTTCCAGATAGGCTTTGCGCAGATATAGTGCCTGCAATTCCTCCATCATTTGTGACATTGCGGACGGTGTGCCCATGTTCTGTATTGCTGCCGCCTGCTCCGGGTCTATGTCTTCATACCCTGCCTGTGCGAACGCCCCATGTGTGACAGCGTTTTTGTTGCCCTTTTTTGCTGGGGTTTTTCCGGCAGCATTTTTGTTGCCTTTTTGACCCCCTCTTTTTTTCGGCTTGTTTTTCAGTGCTTCGTCCCAGCTGTCTTCTGACTTCCATTTTCTTATCCGCACTTCTGGCACCCCTGCCAGTTTCGCCAGTTCCGCTGTTTCAATCTTGCCGTCTGCGTCCAGATAGCGTTGCATTGACTTGTCCCGTTCTGGGTTCCGTGGTCTTCCCATCTTCTCACCTCTTTTCGTTCGTTTTCATTCTTTCCAACTCTTCCAGTTTACGGAAGTATAAAAAATTATGGGCTTTGTAAATTCAAAAAATCACCAAAGCCCACTATTGCCAACGTGCAAATATAACGGCTTAAAGCCTGCTTCACTGGCTTAAATTATACCAGTAAAACGCAGGCAATGGCGGGCAATGATTGCTTATGCAATTCTCTTGAATTGTGAAATAATCTGGTTCTTTTCAAACCTCTGTGAAAGTGTTTCAAGTGCTGTATCTCTTATATTCTTACACTGTCTTTCACTGTATGAATTGCGTACCGCTACTTGTTCCCATTTGAGGTTGTGCATGTAAAAATCAAAAATAATGCGCTTTTCTTTCAGTTTCAGCCTTGAAACTTCCTGCAAAATCTGCGCTTTTAAGGCTTGCAACTGCTGCACCTTTGCTTCATACTCTCTGATTTCGCCGCTGACATAATCTGGAATATTAAGCGCCATATTTTCTGTTTGTCGTGATATATTATTTTTTCCTTTTGGTAGACCGTCGCATTGTATAGCGCCAATGGGATTGTAGTATTGGTCCGTTAAGTCACTTATAATCTTTCTGTATATACTCACCTCCCCGTCTATGTCTTTGTAATATTCCAGCAATTCAATAACCCTGCCTTTTTTCATTGCCTGCGCCATTTGCTTTTCCTCCATTCTTTGTTTTTGCCAGTCTTTCCCGGCTTCTATCCGTCTTGCACGTCAACTGCGTTTTCTCCTGCTGCCTGCTGCCGTTCTTTCTCTTCGTACCCCATACACTTCATGTATCTTTCCGGCTTTCCGCAACTTTCATAGTGTTTGCAGTCAACGCAAACATTTTCTTTCACTGCTGCACCTCCCATCTTCTAACACGGTCCACCCTCTGCGCCGTGGAACGCTCCTGCTGGATATTTCCACACGCCATCAATGAATATGTCGCTTTCTGTGAAAATTCCTGTTATCAGACTATGTATTGCTTCTTTGTCGCCCTTGTATAAACATGGCTTTGCTCCCTCAATGTATGTTTCAAGGTCGCATTTATTGTCCAGTGTGAAGCCCAGTGCCTTTTCATCATGTTTCATTTCTTCAAATTCTGCGGGGTATAGTTCTTTGAACCCTGCGAACAACTCCGGTGTTGAGAATATACAGCCAGCGCAGCTGCAACGGTTCCAGCCTGCCCGGTAACACGGGTGCGGGTTCACTCTGTTTCTTTTTAGTACTTCCCACACGTCTTTTTCTGAATAATCAATGACCGGGCGCCACTGGTGGACTGTTCTTTTCAGCTTCTTTTCTGCATTGGTTCTGAAATATATTTCCATTTCGTTATATTTTGAACGCCCTTTGCTTTCTCCCCGTCGTTCCCCGCTGCATATCAGCACTTTTGAATTTTTTTTGACCGTTTCAAGGTTCCGCAGGACTGTTGCTGCTACATCAATTTTCAGATACGGGCTGCACCATCTTGTCATAAGGTTTCCAGACTTTGCCGGAAACTTCATGCGGCAGCCATATTCTTTCAGCTGTTCCTCCTTGTCCTCTGCGTCGCTTTCCATAATCTTTCTGCACGCTTCCTGCTGCGGTGTTTCCTTTGCGCTCATTATTTCCCCGGTTTCCGGGTCTATCCATTCAATAGGCTTGCTGGCTCCTATTCTGTACAATTCCCCAAAGAAGCCGCCTTTTCTCCATGACAGCCGCAGTGGTATTCCCTCTGCGTTTGCAAGTGCCCGCATATAGTCTTGTGTGCAACGCCAGTCCATGTGTCTTTCTGGGTTTCCTCCGTCTATGTCATGGTGCCAGAACTCTATTTTGCTTTTAGGTACTCCCAGTTCACGCAATTTGAAGTATGTTGCTATGCTGTCTTTGCCGCCAGATATTAAAACAACAATTAAGTCGTATTCTTCCAGCGGCAGCAATTCTTCAAGGTATATATCTTTCATGTGCTGTGTTTCTGTTCTTCCCGGCACTCTGGGCTTTATATGCTTTCCGGTTCCATATATGGGCTTATCTTTCTTTCCTCTGGTCACTGGCGTGTCAATAGTGCAGTCAATGTCCTTTATGAACTCCGGTTCAAACAAATTCAGCTGCCCTTTCACGCTTCCACCTGCTTTCTATGCCAGCGTGTATGCTGTGACCCACTTCTTTGTACGTTCATCAAACTTTTTGCCGCAGGTGTTCAGCACGCCTTTTTCTTTTAACTCTGTCATTCTGGGTTGCACCGCCTGCCGTGCGGCAAGCGGTATGTATTTCTTTGCTGCAAGCACTTCTGATACCTCGTAAGCCGTCATTACCTTATGCGGGTACAGTGCGTCTGTTATCCAGTCGTAAAACTTCTGTTTGTCAACTGCGGTTGCTTTCTGTTCCATGCTGTCTTCCTCCTTACTTTAAGGCTATAACGCAATAACCGTCTTCAAGTGCGCTGCTGGTCGTGTCGTCGTCCATACAGATAATTTTCATGTCAGCCGTGTTTCCGGTTGCTCTGCCCTCTGCAAACTCAATCAGCTTCACTGTGTCGCCCTCTCTGTAACCGTCATTTTTCAAAATCATGTATGGTCTTGTATGGTCGATTGCAACGGCTTTCATTTTGTCCTGTGATACTCTGATTGTTTTTTCTTTTCTTTCATCAGACGGCAAATGCTGCATTTTCTCTTCCTGCTGCATTTCACGCAGTTTCTTTTGTGTTTCCCGGTCAATAGCTGCCTGCTCTTCGTTGTATCTCTCTTCGTCCGTCTTCTGTGCTTCTCTGCGGTTCTCATAGGCGTTGCAGCTGGTCACGGTTGCTGTCTTGTCGTGGCAATCCTCATAATGCGTGCAACTGTAACAAAGTGATGTTATCTGCTCCGGCTGTGGGTCAACATATTCTGACTGCTGCCCGGCTGCGTCCTCTGTGCCCTCTGTGGCTTCTCCTGCTCCCTCTGTGGCTGTCTCTTCCTGCTGCTGATCTGTTTCATTGCCTGTGGCACTTTCTGCCGTTCCTGTGGCTTCCTGCTTCTCTTCCATCTGGCTAATGTCCATCTGCCCCGGTATCTGCTGTGACGCTTCCCAGTTCTTCTTTAACTGCTTAATGTCTGATAGTGTCAGCACTTCATTTTCCCGGAATACCTCTGCCGCTTGCTTCTGGTAGTCTTCCGGTAGCCCGGACACTTCGTAAATGACAGATACAACAATTCTGTTTGCCTTAAATTCTGCCATCAGTTCTGGAATGATATTGTTATAAATTGCCTTGTATCTTCCAAGCTGCGCCGGGGACGTTTCTATAATTTCCGCTAACAAATCACGGGTTCTGCCCGGAATGTTCATGCTGTCTTTTAATTCCAGCACCAGTTTTTCTGTTTCCAGCGCTTCTGTCATACGTTCCCAGTCTGTCTTCTCTCTGAAACGGTTTGCCATAATCAATGCTAATCTGTCTATAATGGCGTTTTTCTTTGGCTTGATTAAGATTGGGACCTGTCTGAAACGCTCTTTGCCCTCGTCTACCAGTTGCATGACCGCCAGCCGTCTTCTGTGTCCTGCAATGATACGGTGCTTGCCGTCCTCTTCCTCTTCTGTCACCAGAAGCGGTTGCAGCACTCCCAGAAGTTCAATGGACTGTTTCAAGTCCTGCACGTCCTCTACGCTGTAAAAGTTGCCTTTTGACGGTATAAGGTCGTATATATCAGCTGTACTGCTCACGCCCTCTTCTGGCGTGGCAATCTCTGCGCCTGCTGCCTGCTGCTGTTCTGTTTTCTGCCGCTCTCCAGCTTCCTTTGACCGCTGGTTTAATAACTCTGTCAAGTTGAATTTCTTTGCTGCTCCTGCCATTGTCTTTTCCCTCCTAACGTGTCCGAATTGGTCACATTCTCAACCATTCTTCCACTAACGCTTTATAGTCGGCACTTGCGCCGCAGCGTGGGGAATATAAAATGATTGGTAATCTTTCAAATGTGCTGGGCTTCATTTTTGGTGTCTTTCTGATATGTGTATTGAATACTGGATATTCAAGCGTCTTCAAGAACTCTTCACCCTGCGTGTCTGCTTCATTGGTTCTGTCGTACTGCGTCACAAAGCAACCGCAGAAGCGCAACTGTGGGTTCAAGTCCTCACGGGTGTTGTCAATCTGTTCTTTCAGTTCTGCCAGACCGTCTATTGCAAAATCATCAATGGTTATAGGCACCATGACGTCTTGTGAAGCTACCAGCGCATTTATCGTTGAAATGTTAATGTCTGGGGCGTTGTCAATAATGCAATAGTCATATTCCTGCTGTAAGCCGTCCAGAAACTTTTTGAAGCGTGTCTGTTGCGGTCTTGACTGGTCCAGCATGACTTCAAGGTTGGCTGTAAGCAAATTCATGTTTGCTGTGATAATGTCCAGCCCGTCAAAGTCCGTGTGTTGGATAACCTCTGCCGGGTCAATGCCCCGCTGTGTCATTACCTCTGCCGTGCCCTTATGGTCATAGCTGTGGCGGTTCAAAATCTTGCTGGCGTTTCCCTGCTTGTCATTGTCAATCAATAAGACTTTGCAGCCTTTGACTGCTGCCAAAATGTGTGCCATATTTACGCTGGAAATGGTCTTTGCCACTCCCCCTTTGAGATTGATAATTGATAATGTTTTCATGTGGTATTCCTCCTTGTATCTGGTATGAATTTATAGTTGCTTTCCCAGTAATGCGGCAGGCTGGATTTGAACCAGCGACATCATAGACACGGACTGACAACGGCTGCTGCCGTTCTATTTCACCGTGCCCGTCCCTCTACCAGCTGGGGTACTGCCGCCCGTTTCCGGGCGCTTGTCCCGGTCTTTTACGCTTCTACTGTTTCACTGCCTGCGAAAAATACTTCTCTGCTTCCCCAGTCGTGAACTTTCGCCCGCTTTTCTTCTCTGCGGTTTTTGTTGTATCTTCCGGCGTGGTGTATTGCTGCGTATGTGACAGTTTTTGCAGTTCTTTTTGTGATTTCAAATACAACTTCGTTTTCTCCGTATCTCTTGCCAACTTCAAATGTTCTCATGTTTTATACCTCCGTTTGCTTTACTTCTTTAACTGTCTTTATTATATACTTGCGGAAGTATAAAGTCTATTGACATTCTGCACAATCTTACGGAAGTATATTTGTATATTTTGTATACTTCCGTAAGTATTTGTTATTATCTGCCACGGCGTTTCAGTTCGTCTGCAAATTCTCTGACCGGAACTTTCACGGTCAACGGTTCATACTTCCCGCAGCCGTCCAGTTCATACAAGAACTGTGTTTCGCCTTTTTTCAGATAGTGAAGCGTCGCAATGTCTGTAACCTTGTGCAGTGCAACTGCTGCCGTTGTAATCACCGTGCAACCCTGCGGCAGATAAAGTGCTTCTTTTGTTTCTCCGTCCTTTGATACCTTGATTGCTACCGTGTCCCCAATCTCTAACGGACACACTGCCTTGAAAAATTCTGCTTTCATTCCTCTTTGTCCTCCTGTTCGTGTTTCTCTCTGTTCTGTCTTCTTACCTCCCAGCCAACTTCTCTGACCACTACAAAGACCAGATATAAAATACCCAGCCCCACGCATACCGCAAAGAATGTTACCAGTGCTTTTACAACCTCAATCAGAAATGCAATCATTGTTCTTTCCCTCCCTCATTTTCTGTTTTGCCCAGCCAATAGCCCGGCTGCTTGCGTTTATCTGGTGCAGCTGGCGTATTCTGATATTATTTGTCTTTTCTTCTTCCTCTGCCTGCTGCCGTTCCAACTGTCGGCGGTATAGTAATTCTTTCCCGCTGTAATACTTCCGCTTCTTTTTTGCCATCTTTATTCCTCCATCAAAAGAACTTTCTATGGTATCTGCTGCCCTTGCTTGCCTGTTTGCGTCGCTGGCGCTGTTTTCTTCTCTTCTGGTACTGGGCGTCTTCCGCTGCTGCCACCTGCCTTTTGACTGCTTCGTGGTCTATGTTGTCTACCTCTTCTTGCAGGACTTCCAGCACTTCAACTTCGCTATCCTTGAAAGTGAATGTCATACCGGGGTCATACTCTCCGCTTGTCCAGTCTTTCTGGAACTTCTCAAAATTATCTCTGTATCTGTACGGCGCCTGCGGGTGGTACTGTTCGGCTTCATATATGCCCAGCATAACTTCTTTGTCGTCCTTGTCGTCCCAGTTGTAAAGGTGCCAGCTTTCGTGGTTGTCCCAGTTCCACTTCGACAAATACAGCACTATTCCGTCAAAGTAGTTACCCTCACGCACCATGCCTTTCATTTGCTTGCAGGTGAAGCCCTGCCCCTTTAATTCCTCTTTGATTTTCTCATAGTCCCTGCCGCCAGTATGTAACTTTGCTTTTACGATTAACGGCAAATACTGTGGCTGTTTATCTTCTTTTCTTGCCATTGCTTGTCCTTTCCAGTCTGTCTGCAATCCTCAATATGCTTTCCATTGACTTTCTAATGTTTGTGTCTGTGCCCTCTGTGATTTTCAGCACGTCTGCTATGTCCCGCAGTTCTTGTGCCATTTCTTCTGTTTCCCCGGTCACAATGTCGTATTTATTGCGGCAGGTGGTGCAGACCTGCGAACCCTCCGGGATAACTTCACCGCATATCAAGCAGCGGTCAACGTCGTTCATTCTTCCCAGCTTTCGTATTTCTTCACACGCCTTGTCAAGTTCTGCACCTGCTCAACAAGGTTTACAACCTCATGTGGTGACAACCCGGTTTGTTCATAGTCATACAGCTTCTTTGCGGCTTGATTGACTGTGACGTGCGGTTTTAATACTGCTTTCTGCCCGTTCTGGCTGTATTCTGTCAGTGTCGTTCTTTTCTGCCGTTTCCGTGGCTCCTGCTGCTTAAATGCCCCGGCACGTTTCATGGTGCTGTAATATGGCACCGTCTTTTTCAATGTGTGGTCCATGTAGCCCATTACAATTCCACCTTTCTTCCCGTCTGCTCCATAACTCCCAGATAACCTGCTATTGTGTCCATTGCTTCTTCTGCGGACCAGCAAACCGCCGTTTCATATCCCTGCTGCCGCAGCTGTTCCAGCCACCAGTCCTGCTTCTCTGTGGTTTTGTTATTCTGCCACTTCATTTCCACATAAAGCCCGTGTTTGCCGTTTCTGGCTACTGGCAAGCATAAGTCCGGCACCCCAGCTTTCACGCCCTGCCTTTTAAGGTTTGCCGCTTCCAGCTGGTTTCTGCTGCCGCCGTTTGGTATATGGTGCAGCAAGTCCAGTTCCGGGAAGTCCTTTGCGTAAAACCTCGCCCAGTTTATAACTCTTTCCTGCTCTGTGGCTTCACTGCGCTTTCTGTAATATGCTCTACTCATGGGCGTTTGTCCTTTCGTCAAGGTGTGTTGCCATCATGTCTGCAATGTGAAGCATAGCCGCAAGCCTGCTGCCTGCAAAAGCATTGTTCATGTCATAGCTGCCGCCCTTTACTGCGCTATCAAAAGCGCCCATGTGCCATCTGATAGCCAGCATTTCTTCTTCCGTAAGCTGCATATATCGCATAATCTGTATAATTGACTTTTCACCGTGTCCCAGCGGCAGGCTGTTTGTATATCCGTATACCTCAACTTCTTTCCAGCTGCCGTCTTTCTGTTTCTGGTTCTTCTTCTCTACCTTGTAGGCGTCCACCTTGCAAACATCATGCAGAAGCGCTGCAACTGCGATTGTGTCCACTGTGTATTCCGGGTACGCTCTGCCCTGTCTTTTGTCCTCTTCGTCTGCCAGCCGAACCAATCTGCGGTATACATGGTTTGTATGTTCTACCAGACCGCCTGCGTATGCGCCGTGGTACTTTGTACTTGCCGGGGCTGTGAAAAATCCCGCTTCTTCCAGCCACGCAAGCAGCTTATCTGCTCCCGGTCTGTTTATGTATGAAAAGTAATTCTTGAACTTCTCAACCTCTGCCATTCTCTGTGCTTCATTCATTGTCTTGTCCTCCTGTGGTTTCTTCCCGGCTGTCCACCAGATATATTTTGCCGTCCTGCTCATACAGCATGACTTTTCCTTTCAGCGCCGCCAGTGTCATTTCTGCTTTCATTCCATCTGATACGCCGTACTTGTCGCCAACCAGAATGTATTTGCAGTTTTCAAGTATCTTCATTCCCGCTGCCATTCCCCGTCTTCTCTCTTCCGGGTTCTGGTCGTCTGTAACTTCCGTCAAGTATAAATGCACCGTGACCGGGACAAAGCCATTGTTTATAGCTGCCCTTGTCAGCTTGCGTGCATATTCCTTGTTGCGCTTTGTGTCGCCCCGGTATGGGCTACACACATACAACAAATCATTCACCCGCCGTCACCTCCTAATCTTCCAGTGTCAGTTCTTCACCTGCTGCCGCTGGTTCTTCTTCTCGCTTCCATTCGTCCAAATCCAGAAGCGTTCCGCATTTACTGCAATAATTGAAATCACGGGACACATGGAAGTAATAGCCGTCTTCCCGGTCTTTCCGCAAATCCTTGTCATACGCTGAAAACAAATGCTTTCCGCATACCGGGCAATAGTAACTGTTCAAATATCCCAGTTGTCCCGGCAATGTGGGATATTCGCTCTTCTGTGCTTTTGGCTTTCTGGGTTTCCTTGCTGCCATGTGCTACACCTCCATTGCTGCTTTTTCAAGCTGCCTTTGCAGGTCTTCAAACTGCTGCTGCAAGCCTTTTGTATTTTTATATGTGCTGCACGTTTCGCATTCCGGTTCTTGCAAAAGAACTTGTCTGCACATTTCACACGTTTTTTGTTCTTCATTTAGGCTGTATACAATCAGTGCCATTCTGAAGCTGATACCCCAGAATTTTTTCAAGTCAATTCCGCTTATGTCCACCGGAACTGCTGCCCGGTTCACTTCTTCGTCTGTAATGCCATAGCGCTTTTTTAATGCTTCATACATCTGCTGCGTTGTCTGCTGTTCTCCACCTACGCCACGTTCTGCAAGGGCTTTTATTTTCACCAGCTTTTCAATGATTTTCTGTCTATTTTCCATCAGTCTTCTTCCTCCGGTTCCCCAAGCAGTGCTGTTGGCGGTTTTCTCTTGTCCATAAGATTTGAATACCACGCAGCCTTTTTCAACATTCGTTTTTCTTCGTCTGTCCTCTCCGGCGCTTCTGCGTCGTCTTCTTTATAGCAACGTGCCGTTTCGTCCGGGAATAGGTCATTGCCCCACCTAAACGCCACCAAAAACGCTTCCAGTTCTCTTTTCAATTCCTCTTTGTAGAAATTGTAAAGCAGTGTTATTTCTGCTGCTTCAATCTCCGTGCAATCACAACCACGCTTCTTCCTGCGGCTGTATTTCCCAGTGTATATGTGGTAACTTGCGTCACCCGTCACCTTGTAGAAAATCCAGCGCAGCACCCTTTCTTCCAGTTCGTCTGCATATCCGAACCAGTGAAGCGTCACTGCGTCCATCATTATTTCTTCGTCTTCCAGTTCGTATCTGGCTTTTAAGTCCTCATACATTCGCATTGCGGTTTCTTTTTCACCGCCCACGCCACGTTCTGCAAGGGCTTTAATTTTCTTTAGCTTTGCAGCTATCTTGTCACGTTGTATCTGGTCCATGTTTTTTACCTCATATACTGCCACGACTGCGGCGCCCGTTTTATTCCCAGTGCTTCAAGCGCCATTGGCTTTTCATACTCTTTGACCGTTGAAACTTCCCAGCCATACACCTTGTTTCTGCTTCCTGCTGCATAATTGTGAATATCATGTGCAGGAACCTTGCTTTTTCTCTCTGCTTCTTCAAAGTTCTTAATTTCCAGAACTTCCGGGCAAATAAATTCACCAACTATTCCCACGCCGCCTGTGACATACACTAGCACCCGGAATGGCGCTTTGCATTGTGGCTTTGTTTTCCTCAGTTCCAGAACTTTTTCACCTGCTGCCATCTTCTGCCACCATTTCTGGTGCAGTGATAATATGACCATTGGCATTTCTTCCAGTTCTGGCGGTTCCCATTGCTGCTTCATGCTCTTTTCCTCCTAAATCTTCAATACTTGCCCCGGATATATCAAATCCGGGTTCTTAATGCCGTTTCTACGTGCCAGCGCATAGCAGGCAGCGCCTTTTCCGTAAAATCTCCATGCTATTTCCCAAAGATTGTCACCCTTTTGCACTGTGTATTCCGTTTCTTTCTGTGGTTCCTGCTCCTTTTTCTCTGGATTTACGCCGTAGTAGAACGGTTCTGCTATTGACCCGCAGTATTCACACCGCTTGCCCAGTTCAACTTCTGCGCCACACCATTTGCACTTCATGCCCGTTACCTCTCAAACTCGCTCTTTAGTTCAATTCTGATATACAGAATGTGTTGCAGGTCTTCCACCCGGTATTGTGTGAATTGCTCAACTGGCACCTGCTCCGGCAGGCTGTCTGTTTTCGCCCAGTCCCACATTTGTTCCGTGGCTCTGTATGTTTCCATACCCAGTCCCATTTTCTTAATGCGTCGCTGCGGGTTCAATGCTCCATGTACTGCGTTTGCAGCATATCCACGGTATACAACCTGTCCGGCTGCGTTATATATCACCACTCTGTCACCGGGCGTCAGCTTGTCCAGAATGTCGCCCAGTCTGATTTCATTTTCCATCACCATTCACCCCTCATTCTTCTTTCAATTCTTTCTTTCGCCTGCTGCACTTCTCTTGAATACTCTGTTTCTGTCAATCCTTTGTTCCATACGTGTTCATAAGCACCAGCAACACCGTAGTTGTAAGCCGTCAGCACTTCTGCTTCCGTGTCGAACCTCTCTTGCAATTCTGCCAGATAATCTACACCAACCATGATGTTAAAATAAGGGTTTTCCACATTGTCCACATTCAGTCTGTGCATACGTTCTTCATGCCATTTTGCCAATACCTGCATATATCCGGTTGAACCCTCACTGCTGGTTGCGTCCCATCTGTACCCGCTTTCTGTTTCAATGATTGCCAGTACCAGTGCATAGTCAACGCCGTTCTGCTTGCAAATTATGTATGTGAATTGCTGCATACATTCCGGGAAGTACCCGCCGTGGTCTGCGTAGTCCTCCGGCACTTCATATCTTGTCCAGCCCTCTAATTCCTCACCGGACCAGTCAAGGGACATAAGGTTGAACTGGTACGGCTCCTGCTGCACTGCTTCCGTGGTCGGCGGTGTCGGTTCCGGTTCTTTGGTATTTTCCGGCAGGCTGTTTGCAGCTGGCTTGACTGCTGCCCCTACTGTAAACACAACCACAACCACTGCCAGCAGTCCTGCTGCAATGTAATTGCCGTATGCCTTAATTGCCCTTTTTATCCTCTTTCGCCTTAATATGCGGCGTATCTGCGGTGTTCTTCCTCTCACGCTTCTTTCCTCCTGTTCTGCCCTTTGGCTTTTCCTTTTTCCACATCTTCAAGTAAATATGCCACCCGGTCTGCTCATAGTAGACGGGTTCGCAAGATACGATATTGTAATCGCTGTATATCTTCTTGAACTCTTCCAGCCCGCCGTCTGGTGACTTTGCCAGCTGTTCCACTTTGCGTTTGCTGTACTTAAAATCATTGCACTTTTCTTCCGGTGCCGTCAGATTTCGGCTGTACTTCCAGTGGTTCTGGTCACGCTGCTGCTTCTCCCCTCCGTCCTCTCTGGTTACTTCCGGGCGGTCAAGGTTCCTGCTGCTGGAATAGCGTTTCTTTCCCTGCGGGTCCTTGACAATATACTTGCAAAGTCCCTCTATTCCGTTTTCATTCATTTGCAGGCGGTCTGCGTTCACCCAGCCCATCTGCTTTATACTGGCTCTGTATTCCGGGTCACTGGTCTTCTTCCAGTTGATACGGTCTTTTGTCCACATCATTTCCACGTCGTCACGGTCAAGTCCACCATTCATAATAATATGGTGGTGTATACGCTTAATGCTTTGACCGTCCTTTGTGTACTTGTATTCTGTTACCAGTATGTATTTAAGTGGTTCAAGTCCCAGTTTGTTTCTGCGGTACGCTATGCGGCGCAGGTAATTTGTCACTATCTTTTCTGCTTCTTCTACTGTGCCCGGTAGGTTCTCTTCACTGTATGTGCAGGACGTGTGCAGGTCCCCTATGCTGAAATTGCCATTGCCTAACTGTACCAGATAGCGTTTGGCGTTCTTGTCGTTAAGGTCTTTCTGCTTTGGGGCGTTGCTCTTTCTCTTTCTGCCCCTCTTCCCTCTGGTTGCCTGCTCTGCTGCTTCTGTTCGTGGTATTATGTCCACTTCTCTATAATTGGCACAGTCTGTCTTTTTCTCTCTGATAAACACCACTGCACTTCCTTTTCTGTCTGATACCTTTTTTAGCGTATAAGGGTATACCAGAAGTGGTGGTGCCTATCCCCCATCAATCCTGTTTATTATCTCCATACCAGCATATATATAAATTTATATATTTCGTAGGAATGTTAATACCCCATACAAGCCCGTTTAACAGGTTTGAAACCCGCTATTTTCAAAGGCTTTCGCCCTCTAAAATGTTTGACTTGTAGCCGCCAATATGGTATAATAAACGTGTATTGAATTATTACATATTGACTTTTGAAAAGCCTTTGATTTTGTGTTTCCGGCACATCTTCAAAGGCTTTTTGCTTGCCCTTTTTCATGTGTCAAATATCAGAACGTCTGTTCTTTATGCGTGCGCTGTCGCACCCGCTTTCAGTAATTCAGTTACCAGTTCCCAGTCTTCCAAGAACAAAGCGGAACGGAACGACACACTGCTGCCGACGCTAGAACGAGGGTAGTTCAAGTTCAGCGCACCAGCACCACCATCGGAAGTGTTGTCGAAACCCGAACCCCGGAAAGGCACGCTTTCTTCAAGTTCGCTGTCTGCCCAAAGTCCAGCTGTTTCATGCTTCCAGTCATGCGGTACAATTCCCAGCTTGTACGCAATTTCCGGCACTTCGTCCAGTTCTTCCAGCTGCAAGTCTGCCATGTGGCAGCCCTCCCAGTTTTCTTCGATTTCTTCCGCAACGGACATTACCACATCACCAGCACTGTTTCCGTACAGCTTCAACGGTCTGCCGTTCACCTCTGCAACGGTCCAGTCTGGCTTCTCTGTGTAGCCCTCAACTGCTGCGTCGTTGTTCGGCGTGTATTCCACAACGCCTTTGTGCAGACGCAAGCCCGTGACCCATTCCCAGAAATTACCGCAAAGACCAAACACGCCGTCTGCTGTTCCGTCATGGGACCATGTGAGGGGGACGCACCCGGTCAGCGTGCGTCCGGCGCTGTCGTATCTCACGCCGCTTTCCTGCTCATTCTTTGAGTTGCTGCCGTAGTTTGTATTACCGCCGATTGTGTGCCCCAGTTCCTCTGCTTCATGCAGTAGATAGACAAACTCTGTATTTGTCATAAGGTGCCAGCCCTTGCCTTTTCTTCCGCAGGCTGCCGCCGCTTCATCATAACTGATAGTGTGTTTTGGCTGCTGGTAAGGTAAGGACGCCGGGACGCCCTTAATCATGGTGTTAGTGAACTGCGACACCAGAACCGCAGGAACAATCTTGTTTCTGATTTTGAACAGTTCCGGCACGTCCTCCGGCTCATAGGTCCCCGGCTCCATATAAAACATGGTCATGTAGTTTGGCAGTCCTGCACTGTCCATGACAATGACTGCTTTTTTCTTCACAAATTCTTTCATTTTGTGGCTTTCCTCCTTGTATCTGGTATGATTTTTATTTGAACAGCCTTGCTGCTATTCACTGCTATTGACTTTTGAAAAACCTTTGTTTCTGCTGCTGCCCGGCGCTCACGCTGACTGCTTTTCTTTCTTCTCCGGCTCTGGCTGTGTCACTGTCACGGTGACTTTCACGCCCTCCCGCTGTGAAATAATCATTGCCAAAGTGTCAAAGAAGCGCTGGGCATTGAATGTTCCTTGCACTTCCATTCCTGCCACCTCCTATGCCGTCTGTGGCTGCGGTGTGGTTCTCTGGCGTTCCTGCTGAATACCCAGCATATAACCCAAAATGAACATCTGATTGTCGCCATTTAACTTCTGGAACTCCTGTGCGGTCTTCTCAATCATTTCTTTTTTCTTATCTTCCATTGCAACTGCTGCCATGCTCGTTTCCTCCTTTTCTGTGTTATTGTTTTCTTCAAAAGTTGCGGTCTTCCGGGTCCAGCAAGTAAACCTTGCGCCAGAATGTATGACCAAGCCAGCTGAACCAGATAGCAACATATTTTCTCATGTCTTGCAGGTGTTCCGGGTCTGGTGCGCTTCCAAACTCCGTGTACTGCAAGCGTGGGAAAATTGCTAAAACGTAGCGGAAAAAGTGATTGTATGAAAATCTCTTTGCCATCTGCTGCCACCTCCGTTCTTTGTTGTTTTCTTCTCCCCGTTCCTTTGTTATAATGTTGTTGTAGCCGTGCCGGGCTGCTAACTTATAGCAAATGGGGTGTTATTGTGAATTTTGGTAACTGGGACGAAAACGTGCATAATGATTATGAGCAAATCAAGCGTATTGCTTTTATGCAGCGTATCAAACCCGAAAACGTCACCGTTTTTCCAGAAAAGCAAGCTGCTGAAATTGTCGGACGTGACGGCGTTTATGATGTAACTTTGAATAGCTGTACTTGCCACGACTTTGAAGCACGCCAGCTTCCTTGTAAGCATATTTACAAGCTGGCTTCTGAACTCGGCTATCTTGAAGACCTGCCAAAGCCAAGCCGTAAGGCTGCAAAGGCTTTCAAAGAAAGTCTGCCAGCTGAAATAGACCGTTTCAAAGAACTATATTTCAGCGGTGCAATTTCTATTGAAAAATTCAACAAGATTGTCAATGCTCTTTTAAGTAAATAAGCTGTTGCTTTTTCTGGGCTGGCGTGGTTTTCTGCGCCAGCTTCTTTTTGGCTTATAAGTACATTTTTTCTTTTTCTCTTGTCCTTGTAAAGTCATTATATGTTTTTATTTTATCCTTGTCAATCCTTTTTCGTAAATTATTTTGTCTTTTTGTCTTGACTAAACCATTTTATAGTTTTATACTGAAATCACAAAAATTGCAGAAAGGGGGTATTTACTCAATGGAAGTCTACGAACGCATTAGGATTTTAAGAAAAGAAGTTTTGAAAATGTCGCAAGAAGCGTTTGCAGAACGTCTGGGCGTCAGTCGTTCCGTTATCAAGAATATTGAATTGAACGCACTTGCCAGACCGGACCAGAAATTGTCATTATATAAATTGATATGTAGTGAATTTAATATCAGTGAAGAATGGCTGCTGAATGGTACTGGTGATATGTACGCCAGCAATGAAGCTGAATACAGCGCACTTATTGACCGGGTAATGACCGGGCAGAATGAATTTGCAAAGAACATTTTAAAGACGTTTGCGCTTTTTGATGAAGCAGACTGGGAAGCGCTGCGGCGTATGATTGATAAATACATAGACGTTGCAGACGCAGAAGACGTGCCGGAAGAAAAGCCATTGTATGACGACGTACCGGACACACCGGAAGAGTTAGAAAAGCAATACCCGCCAGTTGACAACGGCGGCAATAGTGACGTTGGGTAGTCCCCCTAAAGGGACGCCCAGCGGTCCCGCTTTACTTTTTAATGATTAGTTGTGTCGTTCCTGTGAAGTTAAGATTGATATACATTGTGTTGTTGCTGCTGTAATAAATAGCAAATATATTATGGTTGCTATGATATATGTATTTCTTTTTCATTATCTCCCACGACCTTTCTTTTATCGGAAAAGCTGGGCGCTTTTCAATTATAAAGGTCTGGCAGGTTCACAACTACTGTTAAAAATTGGCAATAAAAACACCCGCAGTGCTGGGAACACTCCGGGTGCGGTGCAAAGATATATCATACCAGATACAACATACCGTCTGCACTTATTATATTATCACGGCATGACGGGAAATTAAAGGAAATTGACAAGAATTGTGGTGATATTATGAGAAACAAGGAAATTGCCCCGGCGCTTGTCCGGGTTGCTCTATATATAAGGGTTTCCGGTGAAGAACAAAAGATAAAAGGCTTGTCACTGGAAGCCCAGCAAGAACGGCTGGAAGCATACGCAAGGGAACGTGGCTGGGTCATTGTTGGGATTTATATTGACGCCGCAAAGACCGCCAGAAAGAACATTCACAAAAGAACTGAATTTCAACGCATGATGGACAGCGTGAAGCGTGATGAAGTGGACATTTTGCTTTTTGCCCGCCTTGACCGCTGGTTTCGTTCCGTTGCTGATTATTACAAAGTTATGGAAATATTGCAGGCGCACAACTGCGACTGGAAGACCACTGATGAAGAATACGACACAACAACCGCAAACGGGCGTCTGTATATCAATGTGAAGCTGTCCATTGCGCAGAATGAAGCCGACATAGACGGTGAAAGAATAGACGTTGTATTTGACAGCAAGATTGCACATGGCACCGTTGTTTCCGGCTCTGCTCCGTTTGGCTTCCGTGTGAATGAAGAAAAGCGGCTGGAAGTCGTACCTGAAGACGCAGCCATTGTGCAAGACGCTTTTAATTATTTTGAAAACACAGTTTCCCAGCGGGCTACTGTCCGTTATGTCCGGGAAACATACGGCGTGAACTGGTGCGACGCCACGTTTCGGCGTATGCTGAAAGAAAAGCTGTACACTGGCGTGTATGACCGGGGCGGCAGATATAATGACCAGTTCTGCCCGGCAATCATAGACAGACAGCAGTTTGACCGTGTGCAAGCGCTTCTGACACGCAATGTGCGTTCTGCTCCATCTGGCAAGGTTTATATTTTCACTTCCATTCTGACTTGTGCTGAATGTGGGCACAAACTTGTTGGCTACAAATCCAGTGATTATTTTTATTACCGTTGCAATCAGCATTTCCAGCGTGGGCGCTGCTCTCATAACCATTCAGCCCGTGAAGACGTTGTGGAAGCATGGTTGTTTGACCATCTGGGGGAAGAACTGGAACGCTGCCAGCTTGAATGGGACGTGGAAGCAGCCAAAAAGAAAGCGTCCGTTGTCCGGACTGACAAAGCCGCATTGAAACGGAAGCTGACTAAATTAAAAGAACTGTATGTGAATGACCTTATCGACATTGAAGACTATAAAAAGGACTATCAAATATATGTTTCTGCACTGAACCAGATACCGGAACCAGCGCAGGAAGCGCCGCCAGACTTTGCAGCTGTGCGCAGGCTTCTTGATAATAGCTTTAGAACCATTTATGATACTTTGACCCGTGAAGAAAAACGCACGCTTTGGCGTTCGGTCATTAAAGAAATAAGAATTGACAATGACCAGAATATCACGGGTGTTGTTTTTGGGTAGTGTTGTACTAATTGAACACTACCCGTGGGCTGTGTTAAGTTAGTACAAAATAAAGACCCCCAGCAAGGCTGCTGCCTGCCGGGGTCTTATTTTACAGTCCATTTCCTTTGAACATTGCCCACCCACCTTTTGAAAACGGGTTGTTTTTATCTTTTGGAAAGTCCTTTAGATATTGCTTGAATAAACTTGCTCTTATATGTTCATTATATTTCGTCAGTCCCAAGCATAGTCCTTTTATTATATATCCTTTAATTGGTGGGTGTATATCCTCCGGCATACCGCAGAAATTTATAATTGCAGTGTCCATTTTCCAGAACTTTTCCCCTATTTCCATATATTCTTCTTTTTTCAATTATTGCCCCGCCCCCCTTTGTATTTTATGCGGTTGTGTCCCGTTTCGTATTGCGTTGTACAGATATTCAAATTCTTTTACTGTCGCATCTCTTGTAATATATTCTTCCTCGCCTTTAATTTCTAATAAAATTTCTATTGTGTCTGGTTGTCCCTCGTACCAGCAGAATATCTTTGTTTCTCCTTCATTGGTTTGTACCCTTCGCATATATTCTGGTTTCTTGTTCCGTCTTTTTATTCTCTTCTCTTTTTTCTCTTCTTCCGTCCACTCTTTTCCTCTTTCCATTTATAGCACCCCGTCTTTTATTTTCAGAATTATTTTGCACTGCTCTCATATAATCTGCCAGCGTATATTCCCCGCTACTGATAAAATACCTGTTTGCCCCGTACCCTTGTACTTCTTCCAGTGTCAGCGCTTTTCCCCCTTTATACATAAAGTTGTATATATTAGCAATCCCGTTTTCCGTCTTCCTGTCGTTCATTACTTCAAGCCAGCCGTCTTCCTGCTTTGGCGTGTCATTCCCAACTATCATGCGCCAGCAATTTTCAATCACCTTGTTTCTGGTTTCCAGATAGTTTTCTGCTATCCTCTCTCCTTTCTGCTGTGTCTTCCTTGTGTAGTGGTGGCAATGGTGGCACGGTGCTTCTGCGTCATTGTAATATAAGCACTTTTCGTCTGTATAATATATACATTCCGAACCGTCCCAGCCATGCAGAAAGCCCTCTTCAAATTCCTGTTCTTTTACTCTTTCTGCCACGTTAATTCCTCCCCGGTGTCCCGCTGGTACTTCTCTTTTACCGCTTCTACAACATAGTTATTCTGTGATGAATAGCCCTGTTCTTTTGCAATCTCTTTTATGCGGGCTTTCATGCCCTTTGGCACCGCAAGTTCCATGCGGTCATAATTGTGGTCACGGTATTTGTTCTTTGCTGCCGTGGCTGCTGGTCCTCTCGGTATGGTCTTCTTTTCTGTTGTATCTGGCATTTTCTGCACCTCCTGTGGTTTTTAATCAGTATATCACACTTTGTTTTCTTACGGAAGTATACATTTTATACAATCTTACGGACGTATATTTGTATATTTTGCCGATTGCTTTTATACTTCCGTAAGTATATAATAAAGACAGTTAAAGAAATACGGAACACGGAGGGCAAGGCAATGACAGTAAAACTTCAAGGAATATATAACAAGCAGGAAGCAAAGGCGGTAAAAGAATTAAAGACCGGGGACGTTATCATGTGGAACTACGGATATACAAGCACCGTGGTTGACCTTATCCCAAGCAAGACCGGAAAGACAATCACTTGTCTTCTGAAAAGCAATCAAGATGGCGTTGTCCGTGAAAGAAAAATGGGTGCAGAAAGACTGGTTGCTATTGCATAGCAGCCAGCCGGAAAGAAAGGTGGAATGAATGATGGAAGCAAAAATGATGATAGCTGGAAGCTTTGATGAATTTGTGGAAAAGATAACGCAGGCAGAACGCAAAGTGCTTAACACTCCTTTTGGGCAAGAAATAACAGAACGGCTTCTGAAAATGAAGCTGGAAGAAAACCCAGATATGACAGCGGAAGAATGGCAGGACACAAAAAGTCAGTTCTTGACTTTCCTTTTCGCAATGTTCGTGAAAGAAACGCCGCAGGCTATGGCAGAACTTGCCCAGCATACATGGGACGAATTGCAAGCAAAAGAAGTATAATGCAACCGGGCGGCATTGCTGCCGCCCAGAAAGAATGGTGAGTGACTATGAAAACAGATATTGTTATTTGCAGCAAGTGTAATGGTTCCGGCAAATTCATTTATAAATCCGGCATGACTGGTCCTTGCTACCAGTGCAACGGCAAAGGCTCTGTGAAGCGCATACCTCACAAGTCTTTTCAAATCTCCATTGTGGACAATGACGGTGTGCGCATTGATTGGCTGAATGTTAATGCGGGAAGTGAAAATGCAGCTGTCAGCAAAGCCCGTGTGATTGCTGCCCGTGGCTGCTATAAAGACCAGATAGACAGTATCAAAGCTGTTGAAAACGGCATTGATTACACATATAAACCGATATAACGCCGTATTTGCCCCGTAAACGCAAAAAGACCGCAAGTGGTGTATTTCTCCACTTACGGTCTTTTCTTCTCATTCTGGCTTATTCTGCAAAGCGTCAGCGGCATTATTTAAGGTCTGCCAGCGTGTTTCCCTCTTCGTCAACAATCTTTGTGACTTCTGCCGCCATCTTCTCTGCTTCTTCCTTTGTCACGCTCCCGGTAATGTTCCCGGCTGCGTCGTAAAGGTTCACTGTGCCGTCTGCGTTGGTTTCCGTGGCGCCCTCCGGCACATTGTCTGTGGCAATAGCCACTTTCTCTGTTGTTGTCACTGGCGCCGTGGTGTTAATCACTACCGTTGCAGCTGGTGTGGCTGTGAGTGCTTCCAGTGGTTCTGCGGTGTTGCTTTCTTTCTCTCCGGCTTTCATGGCATTGTATGCCGCCTGCGCAATAGCTTTCAGCTGGTCTTCTGTGACATTCAGCCCGGCTTCATCAGCAATCTTCTTCAACTGCTCCACAACTGCTGCCATCTTCTCTTCCCCGGTCTTATCCTTTTTGAACTCTTTTGCCCATTCCACAAACTTTGCTGCCCACTCTGACAATTCGCCCAGCTTGTCTGTTACAGTCTTTGGAATGTTTGGGCAAACGTACTTTCCAATCAAGAACGCCCCCAGTGTTACGGCAAAATATACGGCTGCATAAATTACATTATCCATTGTTTTTTCCTCCTGTTGATTATGCAGGCAGCTTCAATGTCTGCCCAGCGTAAATGGTGTTACTTGTAAGACCGTTCATGGTCTTAATTTCATTGTATCTGGAACCGTCGCCCAGCTGCTTTGCTGCGATTGCCCAAAGGCTGTCACCGCTCTTCACGGTGTATGTACGCACGCCGCTTCCCGGAATTTTGATTTTCTGCCCAACACTAATGACGTTAGGGTTTGCAATTCCATTGTAGCTTGCTAACTTCTGGTATGTGGTGCCATACTTTGCAGCAATGCCAGAAAGTGTGTCACCTCTCTGCACGGTGTATACCTGTTCCCCGGCTGTTCCCTGTGCAGGCTGTGCAGGTGCCGCAGGCTTTGCAGGTTCGCTGGTTGCTTTCTTTGAGAAGTCCGGCACGCCATAACCTCTGATATAACGCCCGTTGACTTCCAGTGTTCTTCTTCCAACGGCATTGGACTTGTTACCCTCAATAACTGTGATAGTGTTACCGTTGCAGTTTTCCACAACGCCCACATGGTCTGCGCTGCCTGTGCAGTCACCAGCGCCGTTGTCGTCCCAGTCGTAATAGATATAGTCGCCCGGTTCTGGCACCTTTGCGTCATTCTCACACCAGCGCCCCATCTGCTTCCACAACTTGATTTGACGGTCACAGCTGCACTCCGTAGGGATAATGTCTGTGTAGCCCGCTTCAATGGCAATCTTTGAACCAAAGGTTGCGCACCATGCGTCACTGTATGTCACTTTGTACCCCTGCGCTAACGGCTTGTGGTTGTTGTAGGCGTCAATGATTGCGTGGTGTGCTGCTGTACCCTCTTTCACTCCCACATACGCTGCCGCCCTTGCTGCAAATTTCTTTCTTACTTCTGATACATTCATATTGCTTGTACCTCCATTCTTTTTATTGCTAACGGCTCCGGCTGCGTACTGGTCATAGTATTTCTGCCCATATCCTGCACGCTTTGTCTTCACCGTGTCGCTCTGGTCTGCCGGGCGCTCAAACTGTGTCAGCACTGCATTTGAAGCAGCAATGACGGTCTGTGCGCTCTTCAATACTGACAATGTGGCTTTGTAGCCCTCTGTCAATTCTTTCATAAGGAACCCCAGCTGTGTTTCAAGGTCGCCAATAGACTTCCCGGCTGCTTTTGCATATTCCAGCAAAGCGGCTTTTCTGGTGTGGTATGTCCACTGCGCCAGTCCATAGCCTGCGCCGTCCCTTGCAAAGTTTCCATGACTGCCGTTGTCCACGGCTGCTGTGTAGCTTGCGTCAGTGTGTCCCAGCTTCTTTTCATAGCTGTTCTGCAAGTTCTGCGGGTTCAGCCCGCTTTCTGCATATAGGTTCCCCATCAATCCGGCTGCCCCACAACTGGACAGCCCTTTTGATTTCAGAAAATTCCAAATCTTTTCTGGCGTTGTTTCTCCTATTAGTCCCATGTCTTATACCTCTCCTGCACTACTGCGTCATGCTTGAAAAGTCAGACAGCGTGCCGGACAACTCCGGGTATGCAGCTTTGATTTTCAGCAGGTTTTCTGCCTTTGCTTTCCAGCAGTAGAACGCTACTGCGGCAGCAGTTACCCCGCCAACGAACGTCAAAAGGACTGATAACTGGTAAAAATCCTTTGTGACCACTACCCACACGCCCACGGCAAATGCTATGTAGTAAGTCGCCAGAATTGAAAAGATAATGATTTTTGTTGCGCTGGTCTTTCGCTCCGGGTGTTCCTGCAACTCTTCTTTTCTCTTCTTCCTGCGCTGTCTGAAATACTGTAAATTCCATAAAAAAAGCACTGCTAATGCCAGTGCAAATCCAATGATAAAAAATATTAAACTTTTCATGTTGCTGTTTTGTACCTCCTATGGTTCTTCCGGCTTTGACAAAGCAAAATCATTCGTGCGCATACACTCTTTATATATTTCCAGTATGTATTCATGCGCAACATCAACTTGCCCATTAGTCAACTTGTGGTCTTTGATGTACTTGTCATACTTTGCCAGTATGTCAATGATATGGTCGAACTCTTCTTTTGTATGGCGTCTGTGATTTATGCAACTGCTCTGAAATTCCAGAATTTCCATACGCCAGCTGTCAACCTTGTGGTCTGTAAAGTCTTTTTGCAGCTGGTCCAGTTGTTCTTTCATGTCGTGGTTCATAAGATTTCCCAGCTGTTTAATCAACCAACGCACGGGCTGCACTTTAATTCCCGGCGTTATGTCAATAACAATCCCAATTCCCGCAAGCCACACAATAGCTTTCTGTACCATTTCACAGACGTCCGCTGGGTTAAGCGTCTGTATTGCTTCCACTGTCCGTCACCTCCTTTTCTTCTGGCTGCTTGATATAATCATCAGTGCCGCCGTAATATCCGCAGAATAGACCGCATTTGCTGGCTGGCTTCTTCTCCGGTTCTGGATATGGCTTGCCCATTTCCTGCAAGTACAGTTCGTTTAGGCTCTGGCGCATACCGTAGCTGTTGAAATGCTGTAATATGCCCCGGTATGAAGCAACGGACCTATCCAGTGTATCTTTGTCAATCTCTCCTGCGTGATATGCTGCAAACATATATTTCAATCTACGTTTCAGCTTCTTTGCCGTCTTCTTGCGCAATTTTATGTGTGTTGACCAAATGCGGAAGCCTACAAACTCAATGCCCATGCTGGTTGGTCTTATGCAAGTTTTCTTGTTAAGCTGCAACCGCAGTTCTTTTCCCAGAAAGTCCGCAATTTTGTTCTTTATCTTTTCCAGATACTTTTTATCTGGGTGCAAAATTATAATGTCGTCCATGTAACGTATGTAATAACGCAGGTGCAGTTTGTGTTTGCAGAACTGGTCAAGTTCATTCAAATACAAATTTGCAAACATTTGTGAAGTCAGATTGCCAATAGGCAGCCCAACTTCTCCCAGCAATTCATCAAACGCCACGTCGCCAATATCTGCGCCCAGCGGCAGACCAAAGTTTGTGTCTTCGCAGTTTATAATCACTGACAAGACGTGCAACAAATCTTTATCAGCAATCTTTTTCCGCAAAATGTCCATCAATACTTCATGGTCTATCCGGTAAAAATACTTTGCAATATCCAGTTTCAAATAATAGAAACGCTGCGGCTTCCGGTCTGTCTGCTTCAACCAGTTATGCAGGCGGTTGACTGCTTTGTGTGTTCCCTTTCCTACTCTGCAAGCGTAGCTGTCATGTATGAACTGCTTTTCAAAATACGGGTTCAGCTGGCTATATATAGCGTGCTGTGCCACCCGGTCTTTGAATTGCAATGACATAATCATGCGTTTTTTCGGTTCGTAAACATAAAATATGTTGTAGCGCCCCACGGTGTAGGTCTGCCAGATAAATTCATTCTGTAATTCAATCAAGTTTTCTTCCAGCTTATCCGTGTACGCCATCACATCTGGTCTGTACCTCTTGCACTTTATCCCGGCTTTATACGCATTGAAGAGATTTTCAAAGTCATAAATTATAGGGAAAATGTTTTTGATTTTGTGCAATTCCCTTTTCCCTCCTGTTGTTAAAATTTCGCCGTACAAATCAAACTGCGGTTCTTCCGCAGCCCAAACGTGATATATACATTCAGTGCCAGTGTTTCCGGCTCTGACTTTCAGCCTGCGGCTTACTAACTATCTTTACGGCAATTCAATATTTTTCCTACGGCTCCCGGCTGGCAGCCTTTGGAATGGAAATAAACCCCTTTAACCCATACGCACTGGACGTGCCCACTTGTGAACACGACTGCTGGCAGAAATGTGGTGAAGCGGAACGGAACGACACATTGTTGTTGACGTTAGAACGAGGGTTGTTCAAGTTCAGCGCACCAGCACCACCATTGGAAGTGTTGTTGAAACTCGAACCCCGGATAGGCACGGCAAGTCCTCTATTAACGGCTTATTCCCATAATATAAAAAGCAGGTGTTACCCTACTATTTACCATTGCTTTTATTTGCAGCACCGCCGTTTCCAGCCGTGCTGCCGTTCAGTGATTTATAATACCCGCCAATCATGCACCCTATTTCATTTATCTTTCTTGACAATATTTCATATTTGCGCATTGGCAAGCATGGTTTCTTGTCTGGGTGCAACTGCTGGTCTGCCGCAAGCCTTACAAGGTGCCGCAGGACGTCCAACTGGTCGTCAAGTTCTCCCAGCGTCGTTTTCTTGTAGTGTTTGTTTTCAAGGTGTATCACTAATTCAAACACTTGCAGTATTGCTTCCCGTATATGGTCCGCAAGTTTTCTGTCGCTCTTTGGAAATTGTTCTAATGCTGGGTACGCATATAAAAGCATTTCATATACTTTATTTTTCATTTTGAAATCTTCTTGCGTCGCATTGTCCCGCACGTTATCCAGTTGTGGCAGTTGTTCTGCTGTATTTTCTGGCATTTCTTAAACCATCTTTACTTTAGTTTCAAAATAGGGGGCTTACTGCCGTAAGCCCCACAGTATAACAGTTCCCAGTTTCCAGTTATTCCACAAAAGCGGAACGGAACGACACATCGTAGTAGACGTGAGAACGAGGGCTGCCCAAGTACAGCGCAGCAGCACCACCATTGGAAGTGATGAGGAAACTCGAACCCCGGACAGGCAGTCTTTCGCCGTTGTTTCTTGCCCAAAATCTACCCGGTGTTGTCTGTGCACTGTCCGGGAATAACCCTGCTGCAATTAAAATCTGTGGAATACTTACGCCGCTTACTGCCTTTACGTCCTTGAAAGGCTGGCTTGTATCGTTGCTGTCGGTTGTCTGTGTTGTAACTGACGTGTTAATGCGCAGTGTTGCGTCACTGGCGCTGGTTCTGTCAATCTTTAATGTTCCAACTGTTCCCGGTGCAACCAGTGAACCGTCCGGCTTAATTGCTTTCCACTCTGTACTATTTGCGCCCATGTTACAATCAGACTTCATGGCGTTTCCGTATGGTATAATCTGGATTTCACCATCTACACAACGCAAACCAGATACCCACTCCCAGCAGTTGCCGCAAAGGTCGGCAATTCCAGCCGGGCTTCCATCATGGTTCCAAGTTACCGGACCAGAACCAGTTGCAGTTCTGCCGCCGCCGTGTGAACCGTCAATATATGTGTTGATACCCTTTTCATAGCCCTTTTCATAGCTTCTGTCCCAGTTTGTGTTTCCACGGGGCGTGAAGCCGTTTTTCATACACCAAAGGTTGATTGCGGCAAATACGCCGTTCTGGTTAAGGTGCCAGCCCTCACCCTTTCTGCGGCATACTGCAAGTGCTGTGTCAAAGTCAATGTATGCTTTAGGGTCTTTCAGTGCTAAAGAGTACGCACGGTCATTGACTACGGTGTTAATGTACTTAGACACCCAGATAACTTCTTTCTCTACCCCGTCAATTTTCCACCACGGTAATACTTCCTGTGTGCCGCCTGTGATTAAGTCGGAATATTTCATTTTTGGAATACCCACCATAATTGACGGCATACCCAAATCATCAAACTTTACTGCATTGTTGCCGCCAAAGGAAGCAACCGCCATGCTTAAATCATCAAAATTAGACATAATGTTTTATACCTCCAATCCCCAAAGAATAAGTGTGCAAAGCGACATATCAAACGGAATAGGCACCGGGATTTCCTTTGGCTCTCCGTTTTCGTCCTCTCCGTCTTCGATAACGTCATAACGTCTGGCAGGAATAACAATCTGCGCAGCGTACTTCTGCGCCTTGCCGCCAGTTCCAATCACCACGCCGTCTTCTTCGTCAATGCAAATGTCCAGTGATACTTCATAATCTCTTTCACGGCTTGCAAGGTTGATTGTCAATTCATCATCACCAAAAGTGATTTTTTTACTGCCAGACAGTGCATATTCAATGTGTGTGCCCGGCGTCTTCTCAACTACGTTGATTTTATTAGTAGCCATAATACTTTTTACCTCCATTCTGACTTCTTGCAACTTCGTTGCTTCTTGCTGCGATAACTTCCGCTGCTTCTCTCTGTGCTGCTGTCCCGCTGCCCTGTACGCCAAAAGAACGCATTACAGCTTCTTCATGCTGTCTGCGTTCCTCTGTCTTAATAATCACGCCTGCTGCCATCAATAAAACCCGCCTTTCACATAGATTTTTACTGTCACGCTTTTTGCGCTTCCTGTGTGTGCCATCTTAAAGCCATTCAGCAACTTGTCTGAAATAACAATGTCACCCGGAAAACCGCCCGTATAGTCCACAATTTCTGCGTCCACGGTGTAGTCCATGTGGTTTCTTTCTGTTGCCAGTGCCACTGACTGTTGGGAATTATTGAACGGGTATGACTGCGTATTTTTCAAAGTCACTGTCTTTGTTTCGCCCTGCAAGTCTGCTATTGCCTGCTGGTGATGAACCGCTGAAAGTGCCATAAGCGCTGCCACCTCTGTTGCGTTTGAAATTCCATTTTCCATGTGGTTGAAATTGGTTGCGTTCTGCGGCGTTCCCTGCTGGATAATTTCGCCCTCAACTGGTGTGTGGGTGATTGTTCCATCATCATTCCTGCTTTCCGTGTATCTGTCTTCAAATTCAGTTACATGGTCCTGCCACAAAGTCTGTTCGTACATCTGTTACGCCTCCTTTTCTGTGAAATCAAATGTAAAACGGTATAACACGCCCTCTTGCACATTCTTCAAGGGAATGTTCACCGCTTTGTCTGCCCACAACTTATTGTTTTTGTTGTAAAGCTGCACCCGCTGCACAGTATCGGTCCCGCTTACCTGCGGGGTAATCTGTACATATACAGCAACCCTGCCGTCTTTCAGACGTTCCCTGCGGTGTATCACCTTTTTTTCAGAAACGCCGTTGACCGTTACTTTTGCATAGGCAATGATGTTGTCAATGAAATCTTTAAAATCATTGATTGCGTCTGTTGTCAACATGGCTTTTCACCTCCTTTTATAGCTTCCGGGTGCTTCCACACGGCTTGACGCCGTATGAATACCCCATTGCCTGCGTGTTGGTTCCCACGGTGCCGCCCTGTGTCTTCTGCACCGTGCTTCTTTCTGGGACGGTTCCTGCTGCTGGAACCGTGAAGCCGTATGCTTCCACCGTGTCAGCCATTGTGACTGCTGCCCCGTCTGTTTGCCCTCTGGTGTTCCTCTGTGGCTCTTCTCCGGCTCTTATTCGTCCGGCTGGTGTATTTGTATACCCAAACACGTTCAATGCCGTGTCTGCGTCAATATGCGCTGTCTGCTGCGCAAATACAGTGTTTCTATATGGCACCGTGCCTGCTGCTGGTGCCGTGAATATGAACCCGGCTGCTTCTGTGCCCACAATGAATGTGTCCGCACCTATGCCGCCCCTTGTGTTCCTTTGCGGGTGTGTTCCGGCTTTTAGTCTTCCGGTCATTGGTGTTTTATACTTGAAATACTCACCGTGGGTGTATATGACCCCGTGGACTTGTCCTTGATAGGTTAATTCGTCCATGTGTGCTGATAATCTCTTGTACATTTTCACTGCCCGGATAATAGCTGCATAATCTGCCGTGATTTTCTGGTTTGTCACGTCAAGAATAATATGAAAGTGTCCTGGTTCTCCCTCATACTGGAACCACTCTTCAACTTCACTTTCTGGAAACAAGCTGCTCAGCGCTGTTTCAATGGCGTATTTCGTGCCCATCTTCTTATGAACCTTGACACTGTTTTTCACCAAATCCCGTTTCGCTTCCAGCGGGTAATTGTAGTCGTACCAGTCAACGTGCATATCGTATGCCAGAATGTCCACCAGTTCTTCCGGCAGTTCGTCAAATCTGGAATAAATCAAGACTGTGTCCATTATCCCAGAAGTGTCCAGAAGCGCAGCTGCCGTGGCGTTTGCCAATGCAACCATTTTGGGGTCTTTCTTTAGCGCTTCCGGCAGGCACTCTGAATAATCGGCATTGTAAATTGTTTTAGACATTTTCAATACCTCCATTCAGAACGCTTTTGTTTCCCAGCTTTGCAACCTTTATATCATCAACAACCGTGAATACTGGCTTTCTGACTTCGACACGTTTCACGCCTGCTTCCATCAGCTTTGCTGTTAGGTATGACGGGTTAATATCCCGCCCCATTTTGCTTGTCTGCCATGTCACGTACTCTTCTACTGCCTGCGTTGCCGCTGCCGCAATAACTGTGGCGCTGGCTGCGTCTGGCTGTGGAATATAAAAAGTCACATCAATGTCAAATGCTACCGTTTCCGGTGCAGATACCGTCACTTTGTCTGTAAGTGGTCTAATGTCAGAAGCGTTCAAGGCGTCTTCAATCTCTTTCAGTACCCCGGACGTTGCCTGCTGTCCATTCTGCAAAAGCACCCGGACGTCTACAACGCAAGGTTCTGGGCTTGTCACTGCTACGTCTGCCACGGCTGGTGATACGCTCTTTGTCCAGTATATGTACCCGTTAATAGGACCCGCCGTGCTGAAACTCTCCATGCTCTCACGCATACGCTCATAGTAACTGGCGTCGTCCTCTTCTTCTGCGCCGCCGCTGGTCGCCGTGATGTTCTCTGCTTTCTGGTAGTAGTCGTATAGGTCAACCAGTTCTTTGACCTGCCCCGCTGCCAGATTATTTCCGACGTCGCCCGCTGTGGTACAAATTCCCTCAACGTCCCCGTATGTCTGCCCGGCTTTTATTTCCAGATTTTCTTTTGTTTCAAATAAAATTGCACCATCAAAAGAAATTCTGGTGCCCGCAGGAATAATCACTGATTGTTTCTGTGCTTCTGAAATATAAAAACGGAACATTGCAGACGCTGGGCTTGCTGGCAGTCTTTCCAAGTCCTTGAATAATTCTGCCAAGCTGTCCAAGTATTCACCGTCTGCATAACGTGGCACGTTCTTTTTTGCCGTTTCATTGATAATGACACGCTGTTGAACAATGATATTTGCAACCCATGATATGAAAAGCCTTTCCGGTGACGCTGGGTACACTTTGTACCGTTCACGCCCCGGCACCTGCTGCACAAAGTTTTCATATAGTGCAATCAAGTTGCTTTCTATTGTTTCCGTGTCGGTTTCCACAAAGTCAATGTCTGGGTATTTTCTGTCACTCATTGTCTGTTTCCACCTCCTCCAAATAAATAATAGGTATTGTGCGCCCTGTGGCTGCGTCATGTTCAAATGTAATGTCTGCAACCTGCGCCCGTGGTTCAAATTCTTCTATCTGGTCGTACAGATAGCCCACCAGTATATTTTCAACTACTGGCTGCGGTCTTCCGTATAGGCTGCCGGGCAAACCAAAATCACGGAACATAGGGCAGGAACCCTGCACCGTGTCCAGAATAACCGCAATATTTTGTATGACTGCTTGATGGTCATTTGCTGGTGCAAGGTCAATTTCTGTCAATAGTGACCCGTCGCCCCTTATCACGTCCATGTTTCATCACCTCTTTGGATATTCTTTTAGTGTCACGTCTGCTGTCGCAGCCCAGCAGTTGCCTTTGTTGTCATAGCGTTTCAATGTGCTGCTAACGCCTGTTATTACCCACTTATACGAACCGTATTTCTTGCCACCTAAAACCAGTGTTGAAACATTGCCCTTGTTGCACATTTTGTTCAATTTCTTAATTTCATTCAGTGGGTTTGTTCCATGAAATACACTGAACGCCATTTTGAAACTGATTGTTCCGGGTTCCGGTCCCAAAAACTCCAATACGTCACGCTTAATGTGTCTGTCGTGTGTCGCATACTTTGCAGACACTTTCCAGCTTAATTCATCAAAGGTGCGCACGGTATTTTCTGAAACTGAAAAAACCAGACTTCCCAGACTTCCTATTTTTGCCATGCTCTACACCTCCCCAATTATGAAGCCGTCGCCGTCGCCGTCTGGAACCATTATGCAAAGTACCATGTCATTGACGCCCGGCGTCCACTCTGTCACAAATGCTTCGTGGTTGTGGCTTACTTCTTTTAGCATTTGCCCGTTGTAGTCATATTTCAGTGTTGTTTTTGCTGTCTGCCCCTCTGCCCCGCTTTCCATTGCTGGCACAACATACACGGGACGTTTTATAATTCTTAAATCACCGGAAGTTATACCGCCTTTGTCCTTGAATTTCACACGGGCTGTCATTTTGCTGGCGTTCACACTCTGCACGGTGCCAAGCCGCACTATGTTTTTTAACTCTGTCATGTCTGCCATTAGTAGCCCTCCAATACCTGTTGTAATTCAATCTGTGTTGTATACCCTCCCGTCAATTTGTGGGTTGCTTTGGTAATCTTGTACTTTCTGTCGAACTTCTGGAAGCCTTTTAATTTGACTGTGGCACCTGCCACCAGCTGCACATCACCAAGCATTGTGAAACTTGCTGTAAACTGCTGTGTGTTCTTTTCACGCAGTCGTGTTTTCGCCAGTTCGTATGCTTCATTTGTGCTTCTGACCTTTTCGTTGACTTCAAGCGTTTGCCCGGTTCCCTCTGTGCTGTCTGCCGTGTATGTGCTTTCAATCGTTTCTTTGCTGTCCGGGTCCGTATACGAAACATGGCAGCTGGTGTATGCTGTATCATGCAGGCTGGTTCCCAGCTTGTATGAAATATAATCACCGCTGCCATATTTTATGGTTTTTATAGGTGGCTTGCTGTCATACTCTGCGGCGTCATAGATAACCACATTCATTGTGGTTACTTTCAGCGCAAGCCCTGCCGCTTTACATAATTTCTGTAAAAACACAATGTCTGACGTCTGTACCTGCTCTTTTCTTTTGTACTTTGGTATATTGTCCGCAATGTACATCAGTTTCAAGTTGCTTTCGGACGCTATCTGCTCCGCAATCACTTTCAAATTGGTGTTTTCCCACGCCTTTGATTTTCTTTCTACTCTCATTTTGGAAGTATAAGGAATTGACGTGCCCTTTAGTGTGATTTTTGTTGGCGGTCCGCTGGCGTCTACGCTGTCCAGTTCAAATGTCCCGCAGTCCAGCACGGCGTCTTTGCCGTTGTCGTGCCAGTTCTTCTGAACAATCGTTGCTGTTATCAATTTAGGGTCAGACACTTTCTTTGTTGTTTCTTTCGTTTCTGTGACCGTCTGTGTTGCTGTACCGCCCGTTGTGATTTTGAAAACCTGCCCCGGATATATTAAGTTAGGGTTTTTAATATTGTTTTCAGAAGCAATCTGCGGGTATTTTGTACCGCTTCCCAGATACTTTTTGGCAATAGCCCAAAGCGTATCACCTTTTTTGACCACATAATTGACAACGCTTGCAGCTTCAACCTGCTTTTGCACCGTCGTTGTGGTCTTAATAAAAGTCGGCTTTACTTCCAGCCAGCTTCCCAGCCACTTTCTTTCTCTATCATCAAACGCAAGCTGCAAATCGTCTGCGTTGTCTTCGTCTTCGTCAGTGAAAGTAAGGCTGCTTAAATATTTATTTATATCTGCCGGGACTTTTACGTTTTGAAATTTCAACCGCAGTTCCACCCGGCGTGCCATGTCTTTTGCGCTCATTCTACGTCAGCAGCCCCCTTTTCCACGGTGGCAGTTCCAAGTCTTCTTCGTCTTCCACTTCCGGGATTGTTAATACAACCCCGGCAGGGAAAACGTAGGTGCTGGCGTACTTGACATTGACTTTCATCAGCTTATCTGTATGCAGGACACTTCCCATTTGTTCAAATGCTATCTTGTCCCACATATCCCCAGATATGGTTGTGTAGCTTTTAGTCATATTTCTGCCGCTTCTCCTTGTCTTCTTTTTCGTCCAGCAGGTCTTCAACGTCACGCAGCAACTTTCTGTTGTTCTCTTCCAGTTTTGCGTCCAAGTCTTCCGGCTTGTCCCCGTTGATAACGATTGTTGGACTGTTGTTGATAGTTACATTGTTTGCACTTCCACCGCCGCTTCCTGCGCCCGCTGTTACCTCTGGCGCTGTGTTGTAGTTGTTCACCGTCTGCGGTGTTGTTGTGGTCTGTGCTGCTGTTGGCGCTACTGCTGCCGCTGTTGTGGCTGGCGTATTCTGTGTAGCCAGAATGTTTCTTGTCTGGTCTGCTGTAAACACCGTGCGCCCCGGTGCGTTCGTGATTAACTCTGGTCCCGCTTCACCGGCAATGAACGTGTCTGGTGTATTTTTGGAACCTTTCGCCAGCATAGGTATTTCAGATATGTTTATACCCTTTCCACCTACGCCCGGCACCCAGTCTGGCACTTTTACTTTGTTCAATCCACGTATAACCGTGTTGACCGCAGATATAATGCCGTTGATAACTCCCGTACACGCTGACTTGATACCCTGCCAAATTCCAGAAAATATTTGCTTTATGCCCTCCCAAGCCTGCCGCCAGTTCCCGGAAAATACACCAGTTATGAAAGTGATAATTCCATTCAGTACGGTTGCAATTCCAGAAATTACACCGGAAATTGCTTGAACTCCGCTTTGTACGATAGACTGGATTGTTGGCATTACAAATTGTATTGCCGCTAAAATTCCTTGAATTATCGGTGAAACTATGTTCCAGATTGTTGTCAGTGCTGTTTGTATCGCAGGTAAAAGCGTTTGCAATACATTTGTTACCACTGGTAAAATTGCTTGAATTGCTGCGGAAATTGCCGGAAGCACCGTGCTACAAATAAAGCTGAATAATTCTGAAATAATCGGCAAAACATAAGTTGAAATGAATGTGATTATTTCTGAAATAATCGGCATAAGACCAGCAATAAAACTTCCTATCACCGGAATAATTGCGCCGATAAAATCAGCAATGCTTTGTATAATCTGCATAATGGTTGGGGCTGCCGCTTGAATAAAGCTAACAATCCCCGGTATTACCTGTGTAACAATCACCTGCAATACCTGTTCTGCAACTGGCACAACGTATGTGGTTATAAAGCCCACAACCTCTGAAACTGCGTTCTTTACTGTTCCCAGCACATTTACAAACGTGTCAAAGACTGCTGCGCCTTTATCTCCGAACAATTCTTGTATCTTGTCACGGGCTGCACCTATGTTCCCATCAGAAAACACATTCTTTATGGTGTCGCCTATGTTGGTAATGACCGAAACAATCTTGTCAAAGACTGCCAACGCTTCATCACCAAAGGTTCGCTGTATAAATCCCCTTATCTCTTCAAGATGGTTCTTTACAAGCTGTATTACTGTAATAATCGTTGTGATAACGCCCACAACTGGCAATATCTTTCCTGCAATTCCTAAAAAGCCGCTGACAATGGACTGCTTCACGCCGCCCATAAAGCCTGTTACTGCTCCAACAACTCTGTTGCCACTGAATATATTACCTATTGCAGAACCTACGCCGCCCATAGCGCCTTTTACATTGCCAAAGTATGACAATATACCGCTTCCAGCTGTTTTCAGCTTTTCCGCAAAACTTACGCTTGTTGCTGCGTTTTCAATAAATCCGGCACGCAGTCCCAGCAGTTTTTTTGCCAGTGACAATATGCCGTCTTGTGCTGATAATGTAACCAGCTTTGTTGTCAACATTCCCACTTTCAATGCCGCCAGCCCTGCCGCTACCTTTAGGGCTGTTTGCACCAATTTTGGGTTTGCTGCTGCAAATTCTGAAACTTTAGTGACCACCACCGCCACTTTGTCTGCCAAATTTCCTACAATCGGCAGTAAGTTTTGACCAAGAACAATACCCAAGTTCGCTATACTGTTCTTTGCCTTTTCCATTTTGGCTTCTGTGGTGTCTTCCATTTTGGCAAATGCGCTGTCTGTTGCCCCAACGCTGTTTACCATGTCTTGTACGCTTGAATTGAAGCCGTCAACTCCGTTTGACAGAAGCGACATTGCCGCTTTTCCGGCTTCTGAACTGCTGAACATATCAGATAGGGCAAGACCAGACTTGCTGGCTTCTTCCTGTATACCTCCCAGAATTTCCCCAAGTGATTTACCGCTTGCCATCAATTCTGCAAAGCTGCCGCCCATCTTCTGCCGCAATAGCTTGTCTGTCGTACTTCCAGACTTTGACAACTCATTTAACATACTGTTCATGTATGTTGTCGTTTCTGCGGCTGCAATACCTTTGCTGGTCATTATTGCATATCCGGCGCATAACTGTTCCAGTGAAACATTGCTGGCGTTTGCAGTCGGTATGATTTTACCCATACTGCTTGCCAGTTCTCCTACTGTCACTTTACCTTTGTTCTGCGTCTGTACCAGCATATCTGATACCGTGCTTACTTTGTCCGCACTCATGCCGTATGCGTTCAATACGGTTGTTAATACGTCCAGCGTTTGCGAACTTTCCGCAAATCCGGCTTTTGCTAACTTCGTACTGTTTGTAACAAAGTTTACGGCGTCACCTGTCTTCTGTCCGGCAGATATAGCGTTGTACACATCATCAGCAATGGCATTGGCTGCAATTCCTGTCTTATTTGACAGTTCCATTATCTGTTGTGACAATGTGCCCAGTGGGACTTCCTGCGTATCTGCAATGGTTCCCACCTTTGCTATTGCTTTTTCGTACTGCTGCGCTGCCTGCACTGGTCCTGCATACACTGCGGCGGCTACGGCACTAATTGCGCCAATAGTTCCCAGCAGTTGTCCTTTTGTCTTTGAAATGCTCTGTTCCACCTGCTGTTGCTTGTCATTCAGTTTTTGCAACGTCTGCTGTGAAGTTTGCAGCTTTTCATAAGACTTTTGCAGTCTTCCGTTGGCTTCTTCCAGATTATCCGTATTTACTCCGGCTGCTTTCAGTTCGTCGGCATAACTGTTTAATTGTTTTTCCTGTTCTTCGATTTTGGCAGTGGTCTGTTGTATCTGGTTTTCATTCTTTTCAAGCTTCTTCCGCAGTGCTTCTGTGGGTTCGCCTGTCTGCTGCAATTCCTGCTGTAATCGGTCATGCTCTGCGTTAAGCTGCGCCAGCCGTTCTTTGTTCTTATCAATAGCGGCAGACTGCTTTGTGTAGCCGTCAATCTTTGATTGCAGGGAATTGACATTTTTTAAGCTGTCCCGTAACTGGTTATTGGTGTTAATTGCGCTTTTGAATGTGCTGTTAAAATTGCCACCCAGCGACGCTTTCAGCTTAAAAAGCAGTTCAAATTCCTTTTGTGACCCTGCCAAGCTGTTTCACCTCCCTACGCATTATTGCTGTTCCGTTTCTGCTCTTCCGCTTCTTCTTTTTCCACTTCATTTATGGTTTCAATCCATGCAAAAAGTCTGCGGAAACTGAGCGGAACAGGCGCGGCGGACGCCGTGCCGGGGAAAAAACGTGGGAAAAACAGCGAACTTTCCCGCAAGGGAGGGAAGATACGTATGCAAATTAAACAAAAACAGAAGCCTGTTTTTTCGGAAAATGTCAAATCCGAGTGTTTGCGTTGCGCAAAACTTGACACATGCTCCGTCCGCAACGTAAAATGGGACTAACAATTTGACACCTCCGCGGCGCCATGCCGTGCGGTCGGTCGAAAGGAGCGTTTTTTCGTGCACAAAGGGGAAAGATTAGGAACAAAGGCGACGATACAAAGCTATCTCATGATCGCCGGAACCGTGCTCGGCATGATCATCTTCGTTGTGATCCCGCTGCTGTGGATCATGCGCTGGTGTCTGTTCAGCTATAAGGGGTTCGGCACGGTCAAGTTCGTGGGCCTCAAGAATTTTATACGCGTGTTTTCCAGCACGTCCTCGAAATACTGGCTGTCAGTCGGAAACACCTTTGTGTTCGCCATTGGCAAGCTGCTCGTTGAGATCCCGCTGGCGCTCGTGCTGGCCTTCATCCTGACGAAGAAGATCCGCGGCCGCGACTTTTTCCGCTCCGTGTTCTTCATGCCGTCGATGCTTTCCGTCGCGGTCATCGGCGTTGTGTTCACCTACCTGTTCAACCACAACCAGGGCGTCGTCAACTCCGCGATCCGGCTGCTGGGCGGCGAGGGCGTCAAATGGTTCTCGGGCGGCACATCGGCCATGATCATGCTGATGATCGCGTCGATCTGGCAGAACTTCGGCATCAACATGCTGTTCTTCATGACGGGTCTGCAGGCGATCCCACCGGAAATGTATGAGGCGGCGTCCATCGACGGCGCGAGCAATACGCGCCAGTTCCTGACCATCACGATCCCGCTGCTCGGTCCGGTTTTGCAGATGGTGCTGATGAACGCGATCCTCGGCTCACTCAAGGTCACGGATCTGGTCCTCACCCTGACCAACGGCAAGCCCAGCGGCAAGACCGAGGTCATGATGACCTACATCTATAAGAAATTCTTCGGCGACGGCGGCGCATCCGGCCTTGACTTCGGCTACGGCGCGGCGCTGACCGTGGTCACAGCCGTCATTCTGGGCATCGTCACGCTGCTCTATCTGCGTGCGACCAAGAAGTCCAGCGACGTTTACTGAGAAAGGAGGCTGCAAGCGATGACAATGCGAATGAGCGCCAGAGCGAAGTTCTTTCTGTATCTGTTTTTGATCTTTATGGTCATTTTGACCGTCATTCCGCTGCTGTACACGGTCTCCGCTTCCTTCAAGACCAACATGGAGATCGCCACGGGCGGTATCAACCTGATCCCGAAGACCTTCACGTTCGACAACTATAAGACTGTCTGGGGTATGAGCGGCACGGGCATTGCCAGCAAGGTGACCTACACCGACTATACCATCAACTCCATCAAGGTCTCCCTGATGACGGTCGTGCTGGTGGTGCTGTTCACGTCGATGTCGGCCTACTGTTTCCAGCGCGGCAATTTCCCCGGTCAGAAGTTCCTGTACTGGCTGTTCATGGCCACCATGTTCATCGGCGCCGGTACGGTCACGATGTTCCCGCTGCTGCGGATCACCACGAAGCTCGGCCTCAACAACCTGCCCGGTCTGGCGCTGGTCCAGTTCGGCACGGCGGGCGCGAGCGACCTCTTTTTGACGATGGGCTATCTCAAGACCATCAGCAAGGAACTGGATGACGCGGCCAAGATCGACGGCTGTTCCTTCTTCTCCACCT